TTGGCGGATACTTCGACGTTGCCGAGTTTCTTGGGGGGTATGAAGGAATTTGGGATTCGGGGCATTGTAGGGGCTATTCTGAGCGATTGCGGGGGTGTTTAGAGCGGTTCATGCCCTTGAGTTTCGTTTCCTTTCGTTTCAGTCTCGCATTCTGCGCACGGCGTAGCGACTGGTGCAGTAGCGTTCGCCGTCCGGGAACTCCACGAGGATGCTGTTCATGCCGCCGCGCACCACAACCCGGCACGGCTGGCCTTTCCGGTGCGGCAATCGCGTGCGCCAGAACCAAACATGGTCATAGCGCGGGTCAATTTTGGCTGTCATCGTTGGCGTTCCTTTGACTGGTTATTTTCTAGTTGGTTCACTCATTTGCTTTATCCTGTTTCTGTGCCGAGGTTAGTATTCTGTCCTCAAGGTCGCCTCGGGCTTCGGCGTTGAGCTTGCTCAGGATGTCCGCGCCGCCCACGCGCACCGCCAGCAGTTCAACCGTTTCCGGCTCCGGCGGGTCGTAGTAGGTGGCGTCGCATCCGGGATGCAGCAGGTAATCCACTTCCACATCCGTTATCAGGGTCGTTTTGATGGTGTCGGCTATCGCACTCATGGGTTCAGGCTTTCGGTTCGGTTTCAAGGTCAACAATGGGGTCCTTTTCCCAACTGGCAATTTCCACCGCCAGCTTGTCTTTGATGGCTCGGAACTTCTTGTCCGTCTCGCACTTGCTGGACACGCTGCGAATCGCGTGCATCACCGTGCCGTGGCACTTCTTCCCGAACCGGCGTGCAATCGCGGTGTAGCTGACCCCGGCATGATGCCGTGACAGATACATTGCCAGCATACGCGGCACGACGTAAAGCTCCTCCCGGCTCCGGCTCAGCATATCCGAGATGGTGATGCCATACTCGTTGGCGCACAACCATTGGATGCTGGTGATGCGGCTGATGTTGGGGGGCGGCATGTCACCATTCGCCAGCGGGAACAGTGAACTGCGGAGTTTCTCAACGGTCTTTTCCAAGGCGACCAACCTGCGTTCAATCTCTTGCTCGTTCATCGTTTTATCCGTTTCGTTGTCTCAATTCGTTTCCGGTTATGTGACCATTACTCACATAATCACCCCTATAAATGCCCTAACTCCGCAAAGTTGTCAACAATAATTTCATTTTTTTCTTCACCCCCAAAACCGTCGGCGGAGGAGAAGCCGCAGGAGGTGCTGGCGCAGAGGAATCCGTGGGCACCGGACAGGGCGTCAACCTGGTCATCGTGGCGGGCGACCGGGAAGGCTTCCACCTCGCGCAGGAAGGCGTCGTTCCACCCGCCGCGCACCATCTTGACGTTGCCCGCCTCGGATTGTGCGCTAACGGGTTTGGCGCGGGTTTCCTTGTTGCCCGAGGCAGTCTCGAAGCGGACGTTGTAGCCGTCCAACGCCCGGCTGGTGACCTGGGCCTCGTACACACCGGCACTGGCCGGGTCTTGGTGGAACGCGACGGTCGTGTTGCGTCCATCCTGGGCGGCGTAGGCAACCATTGCCTCTGTGACCTTGCCCGGGGTGCAAAACATGCGGGCGACGTGCTCGATGTAATAGACGCCTTGGGAATCGCGGGACATGAGCAGTCCGACGGTGGCGTCCGGGTCGGTGCCGGGTTTCTGTTCGGAAGCGGCCCTGTCCCAGAACCGGACGCGGGCGACGATGTTATCCGGCACCTTGTCCACGAGGCCGAACCATTCGCGGCGGAAGAAGTTGCCGCCGGTGGCGCGGATGTTCCAGTTGCCGCTCAGGAGCCGTTCCCGTTCCACGAGCGGGAGGGCCTTGAGATTGGCGATATAGGACGGGTCACGTTCGAGCAGGAGTTTGTTGTCCGTGACCTTGGCGGGGATGAACGTGACGCTTTTGGGGGCGGAGTCGTTGCCGAACTGCGCGATGAGTTCCTGCGCGGAGTTCGCCCATGTGAGAGCGTTGTCAATGCGGACAAAGTAGCGGAGCACGCCGGCGCGTTCGGGGATGGGCAGGCCGGTGACGGGGTCAAGCCACCACTCGATGAAGTAGCGGAGCCATGAATCCGAGTCCGGGTTAGTGGTGGCCCGGACGTAGGGTTTGATGCCGCAGGTGGAGCGGTTGCGGGACAGCAGGTAGAAGAATTGGCGTTCGGTGAACTGGGTGAGTTCATCGAAGCAGAGCAGGGCGATTTCGCTCCCCTGCCAGCCGTAGGCGTCGGCTTCGAGTTCGAGTCCGGCGAACTTGATGAGGGCGCCGGATTGGAACCGCCATTCAAGGGTTTGCTCGCGGGCCTCGGCGCGGAGGCGGGTATAAATCTCACGGCTGCTGTCCCATAACCCGCCGGGCTGGCGTATCATGGGGACGGTTCGGCGGAACACCACGCACCGGAACTTGGGGTTGGTGACGTGATAGAACGGTTCGAGCAACAGGGCGTAGGACTTGCCTCCGCCGGCGGCACCGCCAAAGATGGCGATGTCAGCTTTCGATTGGAGAAAGCTCGTCTGTGGCCCCGGTTGAGGCCGAATCTCCGTTGGTGTCCGTTTGGCTTTCAGCCCTCTCTGTAATCTCTCGTACTTCGTTTGCATGGGTTAATGAATCGGTTTTCTTGGGCAGGACAACGGCGACCATGTTGGCAAGTGGGTTGCCTTTGTTGGACACTTCGACACTCTGCTTGCCCGGGCCGAAGAATACCGGGTGACAGCGTTCGAGCATCCACGCCGCCGCCCGCCAATCCCGCGAAGAAGCGTCCCGAATGATACCGAGGCGTTTGGCGATGCCGTTGGCCTTGGCAATCTCAATGATTTCATCAAACTCAACGCTGGCCTTCCGCCACTGGTAGAACGATGCCTTGGTGATACCGGCCACGCGGCAGGCATGGTCTTGCGGGGTTCCATCCGCGATGCACTGGAGCAGGGTCTTGAGTTGGTGCGGTGAGAAGAAGGGCCGCTTGTATTTGTGGCTCCGGTCTTGCAGCTTGCGGCACAGGGCAAAGATGGGCAGCTTGACCTGGGTGAGTTCGATGCGCTTGCCGACGGCGGCCTTGGTGAGGGCATCTTTGGCGGTTTTAGCTGGTTCGCTCATTCGGGTTTGGTCTAAGAATAATCGGGGTTGCGGTTTCGTCAACCATAAATTAAAAACGCCACAGCAGCCTTGTTACCCACCGGAGGCTCGGCGGATTTCTCCCCGCCGTTCAATGCTGTGGCGCAAAAAGGTGTCAGGACTTTGACGATTGAATCTCGCCGGTCAACTTCACCGCGTATTCAGGCGGCTCGAAGCAATAAGGGTCAGTGAACAATTCGATGGGCGTGATAGTACGGGCCGGGTCTTGCAGGATGCCGAGTAATTCGAGTTGCGGCTCCATTTGCAGGACGCGGGCGCACAGTTCAGAGCACATCTGCTGTTGTTTCTTGTCGCCAATGGACGTGACCAACCGCTCGAACCAGCCTCGGGTCAGGGTGCTGAACAGCCGGCCCACGATGGAACCGGCTACGGCGTGCATGGCCACCAGCCAATAGCCGTATTTCTCGCCTACATACTCCGCCGCGTGCAGGGCGATGCGCTCGCCCATGTCCGTGTTGTAGTAGCGTGGGCGTCGAATCAGGACGGCAACGTCCTTGTCGGCCAGTTTCGATGATAGATTGCCCCGCGCAACGCCATGTGGGAACGCCTCAACCGTTTCATCCGCGCCGGTGACAATAAAGCAATGCGTCGGGCGCGGCACCTTGGGAAGGGCATCCCATTTGGTGAACCAACTGATGCCGGCGGAGACAAAGCTCGCCTTGGTCACGGTGAACCCGATGTAGCCTACGTCGTAGTTGGCGCCAAAGTAGGGCTTCTGCTCGGCAATGTTCATCAAGCTCATGGCGTGCGGGGGATGTTAGGGTGTGACGGCGGTGGCAGCGGCGGTTCCGGCGGCTTTGCCAGCGGCGGAGACTACCGCATCCGAGATGGCGTTAATGATGTCCACCTGCGCCTTGCCGCTCATGCTGACCACATCCGGGTTCATCTTCACATCGAGCTTTTCAATGCGAAGGTGCATCTTTCCGGCTGGGTCGGCGGAGAGGTCAAGCCCTTGCAAGGTCGAATCCTTGGGACTGGACAAGGCAAACGGTTGTCCGCCAAGAGTGCCGCTGATGGTAGTCTTGGGCACCATGAGACAACCGCTGCCGATGAAGGCCAGCCCGAACAAAGTCAGGCACAGGCGCATGGTCATTCCTCCTCGGGTTCTTCCGGTTCCTCGGGTTCGGCGTCGGGAACGATGTCGTCCAGAGCCTGCGCCTTGGCCTTGAGTTCGGCCAGAGCGGTTTCGGCTTCCTCGGGCAGGTCAACGTTGTCCAGCGCGTCGGTTAGCTCATCAATCTTTCCATTGATTTCGCCAATCGCCTTGCTGAGTTGCGCGTTCACCGCTTCCAGTTCATTTTGCAGGTCACTAAGTTTAGCCATTAGTTCATCCTCGAATTGCCAGTCGGGGTTAGATTGGTCATCCGGCATGGACTGGCGCATACCGAGCAACAGCCCAACCGCAAAGACCGTTAACAGCAAACAGGCTGAAAAGATTGTGGTAGGGCAAAGAGCGTTCATGGGTGTCGTTGTTCAAGGGCCTTTTCCATGCGGGCCTGAGCCTGCCGCATGTTCTCGATATGAACGAGAATGGTTTGCACGTCCACGCGCATATCCTGAAGGGATTGCACCGTGGCCTCAAGTTTGTCCAGTCGTTTGTTGGCAACGGCGGCATAATCAGCCAGCGCACCGCTGCTCCGCGATTCAATCGCGCTCAAACGGTAGCTGGTGTTCTGGATTTGAACGCCGTGCTCGGCAAGGTTTTTGCCGTGATAAATCACGGTGTTGCCCAACCAAACCAGGCCCGCAACCGATAAACCGCTGATAATGGTCTGCAACATGTTCAGCCAGCCATGTTTTTCTGAATAGGAGCTCATTGTCGTTTGTCTAAGATGCGGCGCAAGTTCAACTGTTCCTGCCGCAAATTGTTCAGTTTGCCGCGCAACGCTGGCAACTTGGCTTCGTCGGTTTTGGGGTCGTCCACGGCCTTCTCAACGATGCGGATGGCCTCGGAGATTTCCTCCATGCGAGCGGTGGCGCGGTCAAGTTCGGTATCGTCAGGCACGTTGGTCAGCAGTTGGATGCCTCGGGCGCGACTGTCGTCAGAGTTGGCTTCGAGTTGCAGGCGGGCAATCTTGACCACGGCATCGGTCAGTTGGCAGAGAGCTTTGACGCGGCCCGGGTCGGTTCTACCGGCGGCACACTCGGCGGCTTCGTTGCACAGGATACGGAGCCAATCACCACTGGTTTTTACGGATTGTTCAGGCATAACGTAAATAAAACAAACAACGTATGATGAGACTTGTAGCGCGTTGGAGTTTGGCAACCAACGGTTCGTATATTTGGTTCAGTTTCCAGATTGAACTTCTCATTGTTTCAGGTAGTGATACAGAATTAGTCCCGTAAAGAGAACGGCAACGCCAGCGCAGCAGAACAGGAATTGGTCAATGGCAGGCATCAGTTGAGCATCCGTTGCAGTTCCAGATGTTTGCGTTTCAGTTCCACGAGCCATTGCGGCCAGAACGACGGTGGCCGCACCTCGAATTGTGCCTGCTTTCGCAAGCATAGCAAGTCCCGAATGTAATAGTCCTTGTTCTTTCGCTGCTCGTTAAACCGGCGGCTCCACTCACGGCGCGTGGCGTTGAAGCACGGCTTGCAACGATAATGATACTTCGGGTAAGTGCGGACTTCCCCGCTCACGGCCCGATAATGCTCGTGTGTGGTGTAAATGGTGATGGGGCCTCCGCAGTTCGGGCAGGTTGTCGCGTTCAAAACCAGACCTCCTTCCATGCCAACGCCCCGCCAAGAACGGGCTTGTAGAAACGATTGCCGGAGCGTGGGTTCAGGTGGACGGCGTTCGTTTCCGGCGTGTATGTCCACGGCCCTTTGATGGTGGCGGCGTGATACATGCCGGTGGACGTTGACGACACAACAAACACCCGGTTGGTCAGCGGTTCCTTGGCAAGTCGAATCGGGCCAATCAGGTTAGTTCCATAGTGGTTGGTGGCGATATAAACGCGGGAGGCTTTCCCGAACGCCACGGAATAGTTCGAGATAGGGTATTCAGCCATGCCGGGTTCCAACTCGAACTGAACCACCCTGGCCTTGGTAAAGTTTGTCCACAAATACTCCTTTGACCACTCGCTGGATTTACCCTCGGCATCCGTTTGCTGCGCGATGAAGTAGTAGATGCGCGGCGGATTCGGCAGCGGCATAGTCTTCGGCACCGGCGGCGCGTCCGCCCCGAACGCATTGAGCGCGACGAAGCACAGCATCGCCAGCAGGGCCGCCAGCAGCCACAACACAATCCGGTCAGCCAGGGTACAAGGGGTCATTGCAAATTATCGAAGCGGCTCAGGTCAACGAATGTCGGCATCTGGCATGTTTCCTCCGGCAACCCGGCCACCGTTGTCCATAGATGTTTCATGGCGGCTTTCAGCAGTTCAATCTCGCCCTCGTCCATTTCACAATTACTGCGGATGCACTTGCCGTCCAACAAGTAAAACGATGGCGACCCGCTATTTCCATCTGGATGTCCGGGCCAATTAGCCCAGAGTTGATAATGCAACTTCCCCGCTAGAAACGGCGGGATGTAAAAATGCGTCCAGTTGCGTTGGTCAGTGGTGATTCTGGGCAGAAGATATTTCTTTTCCTCTGATTCCATGTAGCGGTAGAAATCTGGTGGCATCAACTGGCATGGCACCACGGACGGCGGCAGATCTGCGTCCAGCAGCCCGAGGCAAAATTGATACTTGGGGTCAACGTTGGTCAGTGGCCAATCGTACTGAATGTTCAGGCGGCTTGTGGTTGGATTGTCGGTTCCGTAGTCCAGAATGGCGATGCAGGTTCGGAAATGCACGTCATTGTTGGTGCCGATATAGCGGTGATAATGATAGGCGTTGGTCGGGAAAAACCACGAGCGATAGAAGTTGGTGCCGTGCTGGAACACCGCGTTCGTGTATGGCGAATCTATCGGCACAATTCCGTTGGTGTCAATGAACTCGTATCGGATTTGTTGCGGGCCGATATACTTCGGGATGTTGGCGTGGTTCCCATTGGACATGACAAACCGGGGCGAAATCAGCACGCACCGCGATTGGTACACGCCGTTGGAGAAGCCATAGCCAAGGCTAAACCGGCTCCACCACACCGGCGCGTTGCTGGAATAATACCCCATCACCATGCTGGTTATGCCGAGACAATCCTTGAATAAATACGAGGACGGCCATTCAGCGGTTTGGGCCTGTTCCCATGTGAAGCGGTCGCGGGCAACCCACGGATTGTTCGGAAAGCCGAAAGTGCGCACGGTTTCAAAGTCAGTCACGCCAATGGCCGGTTGGATGAGCGGGATAAACTGGTTCCACATCACCAACGGCATGAACCGTTCGGCTTTGACCATGAGTTCGACCGGCTTGCGGCCAATGCGGAGTTTGGGTGGTGCCTGCTTTAGACAATCCACTGGCGGCCCTACGGAAATCGAGGCGATGCGACTCGTGATGCTGCCGAAATCGCCAGTGACAACCGCAAAGTAGGTGGCAGGTTCAGCGGTGATGTCTTTTGGGTGGAAGATGTATCGTGTGCGGGTAGCTCCAGCAATCGCCTCGCCGCCGAGATACCATTGAAATGTCGTGTATTGAGAACTGTCTGCCAGACGCGCATCAAACACGACGCGGCAACCCGACGGAACCGTAATATCTTCCGGCTGGCGCGTGAACGCCTGACTCTGCGCCCACACCGCACCGCCCGGCACCAGCAGCCAGCCCACCAGCCACAATCGCAGCAACGCCTTCATCGTCACCACCCCAACGCCGCCCGCTTCCACGTATTCGTTCCCGTCGAAATGTAAATGTAGTTCGCGTCCACACAAATCAGGCCCGCGCCTTTGCCCCACGTCGAATCGTTGCTGTTGGTTATTGTGCGCGGTGTTAATTGCAGCACCTCGTTCAATGTCACACCCACAATCACACCGTTGGTAATGTCCAGCCGCGTCTCGCCCGCCAACACGTTCGTCGTCAGGCCATCCTTGCCGTTGACAATGAACTTCCCGTTGAACGCCAGTCCGCCATCCGGCCCTGCGGTGATGCGCAACCGTTCCGTATAGGTGTTGTCGCGGAAGATTTTGTGCCAGTTCGTGCCCCAAGGCGTGACAGCTTGAAACAGGCCTGACTGCGAATTCGCTTGAAAATCATCCATAAAAATCCATGCACCACTCCCATTCGTTGATGTGGGCCGGAACATCATAGTCGGGCGTTTGGCGGCGCCGCCAGAAACCAAATCACGACTTCCGGCAAAAACCACATCGTTCGGCCCCGTGTTCGTCCGCACCCGCGCCTCGAACTGCCAAGTAGCACCCGGCCACATCCAAAAGTTCGTTTCCCCACTCTGCCGTTCAATCCAGCCGCTATACGTCGAGCTTTTCCAGTATTCGTAGGTCGGCCCTAATTGACTTGGATTGCCCCACTGAATGTAATCGTAGTAGTAGCATAACGAACCGGGCTGGCAGTTGAAAATCAACTCAGGGACGCCGGAACTGTGATTCGGCCAGAACATGATTCCGCTGTGAACCCTCGGAGAATCCTGCGAAAATATCATTTCCGAGACCTTCGAGCTCGGCGTGAACCATATCGCGGTTTGGTCTGCGGCACCGCCGCCAATGGCAGTCCGGTTGGTCACGATAATTTTCGCTGCGCCTGCGCCTCCATCCTGCACCAGCGTAACGTTGGTCAAAATCGCGTTGCGCGGCACCGGCACGTTGGCCAGCCTGCCGCCGTCGCCCGCCAGCGTGCCCGTAAAACTCCATCCCGTATCCGTTCCGGCGAGCGTGTTAGTCCCCTTGACCAGCGTCAGGTTGGTGGCGTTCAGACCTGGCGCGAGGTTGGTGGCCGTGCCCGAACCGCCGCCCGTCTTCGTCAGCAGCGCGTAGGCATTGGCGTCCAGCTTGTTGGTTCCCAGTGTGCTGTCGGCAATCTGGTTCGACGTGATGCCGCTTAGCCGGGCCAGCGGGACGGTGCCGTCTGACAAGGCCGAGGCGTTCAGATTGGTCAGTCCGCCGCCGTTGCCTTTAAATTGTGCGGGTGATTCAATCGAAATGTCTTCGCTGCTAACAATCCCATTAGAAGCATACATCAACCCTTCAAGCGCAATAAACCCCCCCCCACGCGAGATAATAGAAGAACTCACTAATAAGTTAAGTGCCAAGCTCGATACATTTGTGATGCTCGTAAAGTTCCAGTCCAGCGGAGCGAGCGGCTCAAACGGCCAGACGATATTTTCCGCGTTCACACTTCCTCCCCCACCCTCCCCCCAGTAAAGGTTTGTTCCCGCGTCCACCGTCAGCACTTTGCCCGCAGACGGTGCGTTGCTAGTTCCCAAGCTCCGCGCCGGAATGTTCGTCGCGTACACCGTCCACACCCCGCCATTGGTGGTGTAGTCCAGACCCGCCCCCCACGCCAGCACCGCCCCGTCCTCCGGCACCTGCCCGTTCAGGCCCCAGCCTTGAAGGACGTAGTTCGTTGTCCATGACCACTTCGCGGCCAGGACTCCGCTATTTGTGAGTCCCTGCCAGCCAATGCCCCAACCCGGCCATCCAGTTGTGGCGTCGAAGTTTGTCGCGCCCGCCTGGCTCGTGAATACGTAAATGTCATCAACCTCGTCATGCGGCGAGCGCGTAATCAAATCCCCCGCCGCGTTTGTCCACACCACAATCTCGCGGTCAAGCTCCATCCACTGGGTTTTGACGGTGTAAAGGCCGCTCCCGACGGCGGTCGTCACCGGATTCACCACAATCCCGTTCCCTTGCGTCAACTGGTACACGGGCGCAAAGGTGTTCGTTCCGCCCGCATACTCCGGTTCCACCAGCTTCCAGCCCGTTGCGGTTGTGCTCACGCTGGCCGGTGCGTAGCGTCTATCGGATGCCTGCGCTGAGTAGGGGTAGTCTTGTGGCCGAACCACAGCCGTCGGCATCGCCACGAGCATCTTGTCCGCGCTCACCCTGCCGACATCGTTCGTCGTCACCGCAATCGCATACGTGGTTGTATCCGGCGGGGTCTGAACCGTGACGCGGTACATGCCTACCATGAGGTTCGTCAGGTAGAACTTGCCGCTCAAGCCGGTGTTCCGCAATACGCGGTCGTACACGGCCACTTGGCCCGGCCCGGGTTCAAGGATAATCGGGGTGATAATCACTGAACGGTTGGTGGCCGGTTGCACGCCGAGGTTCACCAGTGAAAACTCCACCACCAAAGGGTCCGCCGCCAGCGCACTGACTGCCACTAACCATGCCGCGACCGTCGCTCTCATATACCTTGCATTATTCATCTTTATCTTTCCTTGATTCAAGCCTTTAACTCACTTCTTGCAATTCTTTTGTCCAGCGGCCTGCCGGACATTCCATCGCCGGATTCTTCCGAATCTTGCCCAAACACGTCCAGTCCGGGGCCAACGCACACCGTTCCGCCCATGCCTGAATCCTTTGGTGCGGGCATGTCTGGCACGCCGCGTCCCGAACCTTGACAAACACCGGCACCGGCAGGAATTGCCGGGTCACTCTCTGGCCCGGTTGCCCGCTGTCATGCCGGTTCAAATCTATCACTCTCATCCCGGCTCCTCCCCGCACATCCACGTTCCCAGAATGTTCTTGTAGCCGCGATACCGATAGTCCTTCGGGAGCGTGGTCACACCGTCCTCGGCAAACCGGCCTTCGTTGCAGACGCAGAACTGCATCGCCAGCCATGTCACCCACGGCGTCACGGCCTTGGACGTTTCATTCGGTAGTTCCGCCCGTTCCGTAGGCCCGACCGGCAGCATCGCCGCATAGGTCGGCTCGGTTGTGTGTTCGGCGTAGGTCGGCGCGAGGGATGCGCCCGCCGGATACCAGTTGTCCGGGCGCACTTCGAGACACTCCACCAACGGACGGTGCGGCCAGACAACCTTCGGCTGGTCATCTTCGCGGCAGGCACCGTCATCCTCCTCGTATTCGACTTCGTAGCCCGGGTACTCCTCATCCTCCTCCCCGGGCGGCTCGAGATCCGGCGCAACCCACCACAGGTCAACCATTGCCTGAACAAAGAACGCTGACCACCGGCTTCCGAACCGACCGTCTATGACGATGGTGCCGAAGTTGAACGTCTTGCCGTGCGGGAAATTGTCTATCGTCTCCTCGGCTTCGGAATCGTAGTTAGGCGACAGGCACATGACCGCAGGCCAGCAACGGTCAAAGCTCAGGCAATCGCGGATAATCGGCTCGGCGGTACCCGGGTCGTTCGGCGTCGCTCGGTAGTCAAACGTGTGCCGCACCAGCGAATAGCTGCCCTTCCCATCGCTGTCATACCACCAGTAGCCGGGTGCGCCGTGGGATTTCACCCGCACATATTCGTCACTTGGCACGGATCCCGAATACGTGAAGGTTCCGTTGTCCACGTCGTCAACCGTGTAGCCGCTCCCGCCGTTGTCATCCACCGTCAGGCCGTCCGCCGTGGTGAAGTCCACCTTGTCCCCGGCCCGCAGGTATTCCGCCGCCTTGTCCAGCGTCACCGTCACTGTGCCGTCCTCCTCGGCAAACGTGCAACCCCGGTCGCCCTCAATCGGCCATGCGTTCGGATACTCGGCCAAGTCACGGTCAGCGCCGCACGGCCCAAACCAGTTCTGACTACGCCACGGCAGTTTAATCTCGGCGTATTTCTGGAGCCACAGGTCGCCACCGGGGAACATGATGGCCCATGCGCCATGCGGGAACAACGATGCCTGAACCGTGTTTGTCCACTGCGTCGCGGTTCGCGGCATACAGGCGTCTGTGGGGTCAATCGCGCCGCTGCCACCGCTCCACGCTCCCGAATACTGATACTGTGTATAGTCACCGCCCGCCTCACGCCACTTGTAATTGACGTGCCGATGGTCAAAATGCCCGCCCAAGAGCCAGTAAAAGTCATAGGTGACTTCGAGCAAGTCCGGGTGCGGCGCGTAGCAAGACCCGACCGCATCCCCGCCCACGGTCAAAGGGGCCTGGCAGGCCAGCGGGTTCAGTTCCGGGTCATCCACCACCGTCACGGTTCCGGCACCATACTCATCCCGCTCGAAGGTGTAGTGTTTCCCGGCCTCGCCCGCAAAGGCTTCAACGTATTCCTCGGCGGTGTCATCCCAGTACATGCGCCGGACTTTCGTCACCGTCGCCCCGAGATAGGCCAGCGTGTGCTCGGTTCCGTACCCGGGCGCTTCAAAGTATTCGACTTGCGATTGTCCCGACAACCGTCCCTCCGGCCATCCTTTGGAGAACGGTTTGCCGAGGACTTCGCCGGTGTAGGAATCGGCGTTGGCGTCTGTCCACTCGCACGCGCCCTCGGAATCGCTGAATGGCATCGGGATTTGCGGCGTCACGGCCATCGGCACCTCGTCGTAGGTCACCAGCGGGGCCACGGTGGTAAAGCGGTCGCGCCGCCACGGATACAGCGCGTCATCGGCCATATCCCAGTGTTCCAGCAAGGCTAAGGCATCGCTCTTGAGTTGCTCGGCGGTGTAGGGGTCGGCCAGTGTGTGGTGAATGGTCAGTTCCATGCGGTTGACGACAAACCCGCCCCAGACCGGCTCAACCTCGTATGACAACGACGCCTTTATCTCCGTGTTGCTGATTTCCAGTTCGTCTATGGTGAACGTGACGCCGCCAATCTGAACCGTCTCGCCCTCTCCCTTGCCGCCCCACAACTCGCCGTCACAGGCTATCAGGGTGGCGAGGTTGTCCTTCAAAACCGGCTCATCGCAGAAGTTATCCGTGCCCTCGGTAATCGGCGGGTCGCCAAGGATAATCTCGCGCTTGGTGTAGGCATGGCACCCGTTCTCCGGCACGGTAATCACGCCCGAACTACGGTTCACGGTCGCGGTGATGTCCACATGCGCCGTGTAATCCCACGCGGCTTCCTTTTCCAACGGGTCGCCTGTCCAGCGTTCGTAGTGCTCAACATACGTCAGCGACCGGCTCATGGTCAGATACTTGGTGCCGTCCGGTGCCGCGCCGGCGGTGCATTGGGCATTGTCGCCGCTCGTGAACCCGAACATGCCATGCCACACCTTCCGCGCTTGGACGTTCTTGAACCCAACCTTCTGGCACCGCGTCAGGTTGGCAATCTCGCCCTCAAGTTCCTTGTAGCAGTTCAGGTCAACCCGTTCCTGTCCCTCGCTGCATGATGCCGCAAACTCCGGGCGTGACCAGTATCCGCAGGGTGGTTTAGTGTGTGGCGTATTGCACCAGTCCAGCGCACCCCACATCGGCGGCCCGCCGCTGCACTCGCCTTCGCCATACGGACTGCCTACGGGCCGTTCATAGGGCGGGACGGTTCCTTTCGCGCCGGGGAACTCGTTTGGGCATCGCCAGTTGACGACGCGCGTGACGTTTTCCCACTTCGGCACCTGGGCCTCACGCAACCGCCAGTGTTGGAAGCAGCCGCCGCGATTGTCGCGGGCACCCCATCCGCCGCACGGCTCACGATAAGGCAAGGCATGGTTCATGCGTCAGGCATACGGGCACGGTGGCCCGCTGGCGTCACTGCTGCCTTTGTGGATGCGCAACCGATTGATTTGGTCTTGCAACCGATTGACCGCTTCGGTCAACTGAATCACTTGCTTGGCGATAGCATCGGACTTGAGCCACTGTTTGCCTACGGAATCGGCGTCGGATGGGGAGCGCAGTGGCGAACCTTCGTTGTAGCGTGGCAGGACGGGACGCGGTATGGGTTGAACGCGGAGTGGCATAAAGTCTAGGCCATTTCGGCAAAGTCCTCCGGCTTGCTTGGCCGTGGTTTGTCCGTGTAAAGGTGATAATCCCAAAAGCCGAACGGACTGCCTTCCCAACTGCTGGTGATACCGAACACTGTGCGTTTGAAGGATTGTTGGTCTGGCAGTCGTCGAAAGCTGATGGAGGTCACACGTTTGAGCGGGTCGTCGGCTGGTTTATCCGTTGGCTTCTCGTAGCTTTGTGGGCAATAATAGGCCAGATTTTGGAATATGGTGTAGCGTTTGTCGCCGTAAAACTGGTGTCCCCAAGGATACATTGACCAGAAGTATTCCGGCAACGGCTCAGGCTTGGCTTCCAGCGGATTCTCGATATATCCACCCGGATTAAGTGGTTGTGATGTGAAAGAGTATCTTGTCCAAACAACCCGCCAACCGACGATGCTGGGCGTTTCTTCGTTGCGCCAGTACTTCTGGATGATTTCCAGCGCAGCCCGCTTCGCCATGTCGGTTCCTTGGAGCTTCAACCCGTTCGGCTTCCATGCGCCTGCTCCGACAGACTCGCCATTCCCAACATACGACGGCGGTTGTGCGCCGCCCGGGTTCTCGCTCCCCAACGAGTTCTTGAGCAGCCATATCAGAGAATCGCGGTGTGCGGCGTTGGTATTGTCGAAGTAATCCTGCAACCGCCGAATCACCATCTGGTTGACTAGTTCGTTCTCTCCATCCTTGCCAAGGAACGCGTACAAGTAGCGCGGGTGTTTAATGATATGGATTCCCAGTTCAACCGGCGTCACTTCAAACTCATCCGGCGGAACATCAATGCCCATCGCTTCCTCAACGATGGTCATGGTGGCCGTACCGTTTAACCCGCCGCGTTCCTGCTGGAATTGCACAGACAGGATACGCCATAAGTTGCCGTAGGAATCGTTGCGGATTGCGCCACGGTGATAGAAATAGGCGTAGTAATCAACGGCGTTCGCCGGAATCCTGAAACGATGCGTGCAGGTCATCTGCTCCGCCGATTCGATGGTAGGAGAATCGCTTAACTCCTCAATGTAGAAGTCGTTGTTCGCCCACGTGAGATTGATTTGGTGCGGTTCGGACGGTGTGCCCGGAAGTGGGTTTGACGACGCTTGCGGGCCGCGCCCACGTTGTCCGGTTGCCCGGTCAAAGCCAACCGGAAATGCGTTATTCTTGATTAAGTACGGTAGCCGTGCCATAGATGCTATACCAATGTCACCGTCAGCTTGGCCGCTTGGGTGTAGGTGAACCCGGCCAGATTGTGAATCGAGCAGATGTAGTTGAAGCCGGTCTTGGAATTGTCGCTGGGCGTGATGCGCAGCGCACCCTCACCGCCCTCGCTCGCCTCGCCGTCCTCCAACGTATCCGCGCCCCATGACAGGGTGGCGTCGTTCGTCGTTGTCGGCAGACTGTTCGGCCCGGTGCCGCCCCCAATCGCCGTCACCGTGACCGCGTGGGCCGTCACCGCACCACACGTCACAAACGGATGCGCGTTCTCGCAGCGGTACTTCACCCCGTCCTTGGTGCCCGGGCTATCCCGATTGATGGCGTCCTTCAGGTTGGTCAAGGTGCCGTCCGCATCCGACCCCACGAGCACATCCCCTTCCGCGTCCGGTGTGGTGGAGACGAACCGATACATCTTGCCCGCGACAATGACGAAGTTGCCGGCGGTGACGTTGGTGTTGTTCGAGGTCAACGTCCCCGCTGCCTGAACGCCCGGGTCGTAGATGCCGCCCTTGGTCAACGGATTGCCAAAGCTCGTTCCGCCGGCGACCGTGCTCTCGCGCCACACAAACATCAGCGGATCCAATTCACTGTCGGCGGCGGCGGTGAAGTCCACGTAGGACGGTGTGCCGTCACACGTTTTGTCATCGGGGTCGTAGGTGATGGTTGGCGCGGCAGACATCGCCGGGTTCGCCGCCATGATGATTTTCACGAGGGAACTGATGTCAATGGCGAGCGGTTCGGTTCCGGCCCGGAAACAGTAGAACGCTTCGTTGGTGAGGCGCAGGCCCCGGAAGAAGGTGCGGGCGACCGGCGACAGGTTGCCAACGGACACGCCTTGGGCCGGGATGGCGTAGGTGATGTCGTCGCGCTGGCCGACAAATACAATGTCGCCGGGCTGCGTCGTGACCGTCGTCGCGCTGCCTGCGGCAACCGTGACTGAACGTGGTAGGATGGTTTTCATAGATGATTTGAGAACCCTGACCTGTGGCCGGGGGACGCCAGCCCGAACAGGCTGGTGGTAGGATTAAAACGTGACAAAAATCTCAGGATTGTGACTATTGTGCCCACACTTTTGGCGATTTGCTTGGTGTTGTTGGCGGTCTGTTTGGAAGGTTCTTCAATGCCAACGCCACCCGCCATTCCGAACCCGCCCAAGACAAGCCCCTTGCGTTCCCAATCCGAACCCGGCAATCGGCGCGACCAAGCAATAGGCTCTGGTGCTTTGGATAATTCTTCACGGCTTTGTGTAATCCATTCTTTGATGAAGCCCTTGATGCCGCCTTCGGGAAGCAAATCGGCCAACTTCTCATAGCCTTGGAGTTTCAAATCCTGAGCATTGCGTTTGGCTTCGCTCAACTTATTGATAAGCTCCGCAGCCATAGTAATCGGTTTCAGAAAAGCCGAAATGTCTCGAAGGATTTGCCGCAAAACAGGAGACATTGCTTTTGAAAACTCTGACCAGAACGCCTGCCATTCGAGTTTCAGCATCCGCATTTCCCATGAAGTCTTGGCCAACTCCGGCGCGTTTCTGGCGATAATGTCCGTGGATTCCTTGACCCGCTCGCCCAACCCATCTACCGCCTTGGCAAAGCTCAACACCTCATCCTCGCTGACGCCAAGGATACTCGCCAAGCTACTGCGCCAAGACACAAACCCGAGCGGCAACCCGCCCGATTGCAACGTCTTAGCGTAGAGTTCAGCGGCTTCGTTGGCAGACTTGATGGCACGGCGCAACGAGAGCAACGTAGCGGCCAATGCTGCGAGGGGAATCGCCGCCGCACTGGCAGCCGAGGTCAGTGTTCCGGCAATCAGGCCGAACGAGGATGCCACACTGGCCGGGATGCCGAGCCGCGACAAGACCGACGCAACCCAACCGCCCTGCCGCATGGCTTGTGTGATGCCGGCGGTGCCTAGTCCGCCGAACATGCCGCCACCACCAGAACCACCAGTTGGCGTCATCCCGGTTGGAGGTGGACCGCCACCCGTTGGCGGGATAATGGGCGGGACGCCGCCTGCCGGAAACCCGCCTAGTCCGCCGAACATGCCGCCACCACCAGAACCACCAGTTGGCGTCATCCCGGTTGGAGGTGGACCGCCACCCGTTGGCGGGATTCGTCGGGTTGACCGTCCACCCGTTTCAACCCCGGCATCTGCAATCCCGCCGATAATCTTGCGGGCTTCTTCGACCTGTGCCCGCAACGAAGTCAGGTCAAGCGTTAGCTCAACCTTGACTTTACCGGCCTTGTCACCGCTTGCCATGTCTTTACTCTTTTCTAAGTGCCTTCAACCGCTTCTGATATTCCTGCTTCACATAACCCGGCGTTGTGCGCTCCAACCCAACGCCCCAAACCGAGGCTTCGTTCTCCAACGCCCAGTTATACCAGACCCAGCCCTGCGCCCCGGTAATCCCTTTGCGCACATAATCCGGTGACCAGCCATAAGCCCGCATCAGCCGCGCCCGCTTGGTTATCAGCCAACCGAGGCCGTCCACCGCTGACCCGATTAGCTTAAAGGGGGGGCCGGGCTTTGCGCCACGCCCTCCTCTCCGTTCCCGTCGGTTGCAACGGGCTTCTCCGCATACCCTATCGTCGGGCTCCAATACACCCCCACCTGCGCCATTATCACCTGCAAGAGTTGTATCAGGTCAAACAACCGCAAGCGCGAGAACTCTTGCTTCGCCTGTTCACGCACCAAGTCCATGCCACCCTTCTTGATGACGGCTTCCACATCGTCAATCGGGCGGGTCATAATCCATGCCAGTTCCCATGCCCTCGGCCCGCGTGGCATCTGGTCTAGCTCCGGCGATTCCTTGCTCTCGCCACCGCCAAACACGCTCTGCATCATGTCGGCCAGGGGATGTTGCAACGCCACAAGGAACTCGAAGTGGGCGTCGTAGAACGGTTGCACCGTCCAGCGCCCGACCTTCACGGTCTGTTCCGGCGCGAATACTTTGTCCAATGGCCCCGGCAACGGCGCGGCCAGGGCTTGTTTGCCAACCTCGTCCTCTAACTGCGCTCGTTCGAGGGTTTTACGTACGGCTTCGGGAACCTCCGGTGGTGCGTTCATGGTTCGGTTAGCCTTCGATGAGTTTGATGCGTTCCAAGGTCAACGTGCGTTCGCCGGGTGCCTTAGGCGTGGCACTGTACGAACTGTTAATCACCCGCGCCTGATAGACTGGGGCAGGCCCGGTGCCCGGGACGGTTCCGTTGCCGTAAATGGCGTCCACCAGTCCGGCCATGTCCACGATGCGAACCAGCGTGCCTTCGACGGGGGCTTTGTACTCGTAGCTGTCGCGCACGGTCACTTCCCAAACGACACCGTGGAAGATTTGCATCCGGCCACACTGAACCCCGTCGCCGTTGTCGAACTGCATCACCTCGCCCTTGCGCGATTCATTGATGCGCAGAACGATGTAGTGCGGGAAGTCGGGCAGGGCATCCTGTGTGCCCCATCGCATGTAAGTCGCGCACCCTGACGCAACCGTTCCGCCTTGAATGGTTCCTACTCCTGTTCTCGGCCAAGCCATAAGTTAGTGTCCTTTCTAAGGTTAAGAGTTCTCGGCGACCTGAATGTAGGTGACGCCAACGGTTTGGGCAGTGGTATCCGATATCGCTTTCAGTTCCGCTTCATCCGAGAGCGGCATCACCGCGCCAAAACCGGGGAACAGTTTGCCCACCGAAGTCGTTCCGATTAACAAACCAACCGCGTACGCGTTCGTACTCGGGTTGTACACAAACACCATCCCTTCCTTGTTTTGGGCGGCCTGAACCAGTGTGGTTGGCGCGGAGTGCGATACCACCACGTATTCATCTTTGGCCGGGGTTCCAGCGTCGTATCCGATGGACGCTGACATTTGTTGGGTTCCGATGGGCGGAAACTCCAAGGCCGAACAGGTCAGCCCCGCCGTCACCGTCACCGCATTATCATAATCTGCCATAGTATCCTTTCTATTCTTCTTCTTGTTCGGGTGTTATTGTTTCAGCCAAGTCCAACACTCGCGGGATGTCATTGGCTGACCTAAACTCTAAAACTGCTCCGGCAATAAAGATGTTCATGCGCCCGCTGGTATAACTGGCCATCCCGGCCCGATGCGTCGCCGGAATCGCGCTCCAACCCTGATAGTTCACCGGATGTTCCGCGCTAAACCCGTTCACCGCCCGCACCGTATCCCGCAGAAACTCAATGCTCTGGTTCAGCGTCTCGAATGTCGCCGGGCCGCCGTCCGCGCCGGGTTCAAGGTTCCGCAGTCCATGACCGCGCAACAGCACAATCGTCCAGTGCCGGTCAACCCGGCAGGTCAAATCCTGCTCCTCAAACGGCCCGCGCAACTGTTCGCCGGTGCAACAAATCAGCACTCGCGGCGTGTCATCTGTGGAAATCACCTCTTCCCACAAGTGATACATGCTCTCCATGACCTTGACCACGCCGCCCCGAGGGCCGGCAAAGTCCCGTTCCAAGATGAACGCCAGTCCGCGCGCCTGCGTGTCTATGGTCAGGCACTCGGTTGAAGTGATGCGCGGCCAACTCATGCCAATGCCTCCCGCAACGTCCGCGTCGCCTCGTCTGTGATGTGCTCCCGCGAGAACCACGTGAGTTCGCCGTTCTCCTGAATCGGGAACACTCGCCGCGCCGCCAGCAGGCCCGCGCCGAAGTGGTGGGCGAGCGCGTAGGAAACCTTGTCCGTGTTGCCCATGCTCACGGTCGAAAACTCCGGGTTGGAATTGTCCTGCTCAACCGTGTCGCGCAACTTGCCCGTCACAAACAAGGTGGCAAAGCTACGGCCCATCTTCCGGGCATATTCTTTGTTGCGGAGTTCTTTCCACGGCCAAGGCCGGTCAACGCCAGTCGCGCCGAAGTTATTGATGACAATATCATACAACGCCTGCGCCATCGCGGCTTGCACCGGCGGTTTCAGGGCTTCCAGCTTCTGCAAAAGCGGATCCAAGTCAACCTGCACGTTCACGTTGACTCTCATCGCTCGGCCTCCTCTGGCTCGCCTACCAGCCAGCACCGGCAGTTGCAAGTCTCGTCGGCGCTCCCGTCCGGGTCGCCCGGGTACAGCAACCCATTCGAGAACCGGGCGTCTATCGGTATCGCGCCCTCCGCCTCGCACGCCACGTGACTGTCCCGAACCCGGTCATCCCCGACCGTGACCCACGATTTGCGGTCATAGCCGTCCGCCCGCAGCACTTGCAGGTTCAGCCAGCCCGCAATCGCCGTGGCTTCCGTTTCAATCAC